CAAGCGAGGAAACGGGCGCAAATAAGTACCACCGTTTCCTAACCCAGTGTGTTACCACACTGGATAGGGCTACGCTACTTAAAGTTGTGACCTAGAAAACCCGGACTGACTACCGGGAAAAAATTTCAGTCAACAAAATTAATTCGGCGCAGTCCAGACAGACATGCTGTCCCCAATCGGCCACAGATTGGTAAGAGTTCTTCTTTGCTAGCACTCTATAAGCTACTTTTTAAAGTCTGTCAGTGACTATAATGCCTTACGCAGGTACAGAAGCCTCAAAATACATACGAGGAAGACCAGTGAAAAAGTAACACTGAAAATCTTCTCCTACTGCACAATGGATATCTATGACCGTATTTGCCTTATCCGCACCGGATCCGTGTAAAAAGAGCCGATAATCGAAAGCTGCATCAAAAGTCATAGTCTGGGTTAAACCCGTATCACGTCCTGGCGTGAATCGGTTATTGGAATAATACGGAACTTCAAACTCCAAAACTCCATTCACCGAATTCAAGGTAATTGCCTGACCTAAAGAACCAGGAAATGGAGATCCGCTTTGCGGTACATTAATCCCAGTGGGTTCATATGCCTGGACGGAAAGAAGTCTAGCCAACTTCTCAGTATATGCACCAATTGTTTGATATGCCGGGAAAGAATAAGCATTGGCCCCAGGAACAAAAGGAGTTCTCTGCACATGTAGTACATCTCCATATTCAGTGGGACCTCTGGGAATAAATTTCCAACGTACAGAACCTCGGCGTCCATTGAAAGCATATGACACCCAATGCATAAGCAATGTGTTGCAATAGTTGTACTGAGTCAATGTGGCAGTCGTATCCACGGCACCAGGAACAGCCCCACGCAAATATGGCATGGATGGAAACCTGCCACTTACAACTACAGGATCTGTATTTACTCGTGCTTGTGAAGTCCAAAGGGCAAATCTTTTCAACAGAGGTCTGAAACTTGTAATAGCTTCACCGAAGAATACATCGTTCAAATTTGAATCATCCAAGGGTGGCGTTCCAAGTGGATCGGACATAGTCTGCTCAGGTTTACTGGGTTCCATCGTGTCTTGCGCTTCAGGTACTATCATCTCTCCGCTCTGGGTATTTAACAATTCACCAGATTGGGGAGCTAAAGTGAAGTTAGCAAAATCATCGTAAGGAACGGCAACTTCAAAGTCATCTCCCATGGAGACGAAAACATTGATTTGAACATTCTTGTTTACAG